ACATAGCCAATAATCAAAGCCAAACTTTAAGACAGCATATCCTAACGCTGCAGCATAACCGATTATAGACATAAAGCATAGACCTATACTCACGTCTTCAACTGATTTTGTTCTAATTGACTTTATTATTTGAGGCCAAAAACATCCGATAAAACAGACGTTATATATTATTCCTAAGGTGTTTTCAACAAATCCACTCATATAGATCTTTCCAATTTTTTACTCGAGTTACGTTATCGTTTACGTTATAATATTTATTGTATGGTTGATTTAAGAGAAAAGACTTTAGTCCGAGCTTAGCTCCCACTTCAGCGTTTTCGGGTTTATCCTCAACCCATATGAATTCTGAATCTTCGTACCTCTTTAGTGCTTCTGTCTTATCAGCTCCACAATCGAGACACTCGATTCGTTCGAAAACCGTTTCTCCAAATACTCTTTTTAGATTTTCTTCACGTAGTCGTTGAGCATAAGGTTCTGTACCAAGAGATGTAATGCAATGAAATACTGCACCGTGTTCTTCATGTAACTTACGAACGTACTTAATAGCATCACCCAATGGAGGTAGAAAACCAATAGCTGCTGATTCGTTAAAGTGTCTTACAAGAACATCTGCTTCTTCGTCTGATATACCATATACCTCTGAAACTTTATACGAAACCTTTGGGCTTTTCTTAAAGCCTTTACGTTTCATCCACCATTCAAATGAGTGAACCCACGATAGGAGCACACCATCACAATCTGTTAATATAATCATTTTATATCGTTATAATAATACGCGATTTCTTCACGCAGTTTATCAATCCATGTTTCGTATTTTTCTTTGAAAACAATTGGTTTAGGATCACCATCAACAACCATTATTGTTACAAGTTGCTTAATTGGTATACCAGTTCCTTCTTCAAACATATGAGCATAAGCACATTCTTGCATAAAATAGTTTGAAATTTCATTAGCTGCTTTTACTCTACCAGAAGTTTTAAAGTCTATGATTGAAAGTTCACCATCAAATTCGCCAATGCAATCGACACGCCCTGCTGTTTTTAAATCAATAGAATAAAGTGGAACTTCTTGGGCATAAACTTTACCAACGCTTTTATCACACACCTCTTTAATAACATTAAAGGATTGAACGTGGTGAGGCATTTCTTCTTTTAAGTTTATTTGCTCGTTGTTCAGATAATTTTCTGCCATTGCATGGACCTTTGTTCCACGCGTTGTAGCATGACGAGTAATTCGATTAGCTTCCTCGTTACCAATCTTTTTACGCCAAGCTGCCCACTTATATCGATCTCTATGACCAAGTATTGTAGTAATAGACGAAAACTTACCTTCAGGCGTTACGTATTTTCTGCCGTTATCGTTTATTGTTTTAAGCTCAAGACCGTAGTTTGGCTTCCATAGTATTTCATCGTTATGTTTAAACATTATCTTTTATTTCAATTTTTTCTAAGTCTGACTTAAGGTGATCTTTCAACACTTGAGCGTAATGCTTAGCATCTTCTTTTCCAAGCTTATCTTTTTCAAATAATACGGATCTTTCTTTTTGACCTTTTCGTTTATATTTAACTTCTATCATTATATCTTACATGTCTGGCATAGTATTGCTTTTGTCAGACCCCTTTTTAATTCCTTTTAAAACATCTTTAAACCCACTACTTACTTTTGATATCTTAGCAACGGATCCTTCAAAACATAAACCTGGAGCACTGATAAGATATACCCAATCTTTACCATGTTTTTTTAGTTCTTTTTCTTTATTGTCATATGAGCAAAAGACATCTTTTACTTCACCTGTTTTTTGATTTTGTATTTCGTAAGTTGGCATATTATGTAATGAACCAATGTGGTGTGGTGCGTTTTGACCAAGCCATATTGAATCTTTCTTGTTTTGTTTTGTAAAAGGCGCGGTATGATTTGACAGGATCTTCAAACATACATTCTGGATTTGATTTCATAGCCAATGGAAACTTAGTTAGTTTACCATTTGGAATATTTGCTGGTGCATCGAATAATTCTTTACGGAGAATTTGATCTGTTTTATGAACTTTGCCATAGCGATATGTGTATTCGTCACAGAGTGCATCAAATAACTTCCAATGCCAACGGTAGTTTTCAAGTGTTTCCATAGTCCATACTGTACAAGGATGATACTTATGAACTGCCTTGTAAAGTACATTTTCGCGGTCATCAGACAAAGCATAGTATTGTTGAATTGTTTTACCTGATACTGAACGGCGTTTTTCTGCCTTGCCGTCAAGCATGCGATGAGCAGTTGACAGCATTTGTGCAGATTCAATAATCATTTTGACTACATGTTTATCGCAGTGTTCTTGTGCTGCTTTTACTGGATCTTTATTAAGTACAAATACATTCATAATATAATTATAACAACTTTCACACAAATGTAAACTATAAAAGACCAGGAAAGGTTGCTTCAACTAAACTTTTTGTGATCTTTCTATATTTTTTATTTTGTAGATTTGTGATAGTTCCATCTTTAAACGCGCAAAGAATCGCCGCGTCTTCTGCATGAATTGATTCTAAGACTTCTATGAATTTTTTTTCTTTTTTCACCCTAGGCATATGATCACCTTTTCTGCACAACACAACATCTTTTATTACTTTTGGCCATGGAACGCGAGGAATGCCGTTTGCAGCTTCTGTAAATGGTGGTTTACCTTTTGGTAAATCGAGCACAAGGCTTTCTTTGTAGCAAAGCTGCAAAAGAGTATTAAGTTCAATAGAGCCATTTTCTTTTAAACATTTTATACGATCATCGCGGTCGTCGAGTTTACATACTTCTTCGAGTATTTCATGTATATATTTCATAATTATTTTCCGTTAGTAAAGAATTCATTTGCTGATTCAACGAGCAAACTACATCTTTTCGTTATTAAGTAGTTTAAGACTTTATTGTTTGATTTGCCTTGTTGAGATTTATATTTATCCATGATGTTAGACTGAATATCTGCAGGGATACAATCTAAGTCAATCATAAGTTTGTTACGGCAATAGTTTCTATATTGCTCCTGTGTCATTACATCCTCATCACAGAGATTTGGATGTGCTTTGTACCATTCTTGAATTTTTTTAGTGCGTAAAGGTGTTTGACGCAAACCATCACTGAATGTGTTGTCAGCACTGAGCATGTTTGGTACACCGTCACTGACATCGCCTTTACAGATGTGTTCGAACTTGTAGTAAACAGGATCGTCGACCTTTAAGAAGTTGCGCTTCATAGGACTGAACTGTTTAACGTTTGAGTAACGATGTAATTGAATAAAGTCTTTATCAGAAGAAACAATCATAACTGGCTCGTTTTGACCGAATTCTTGAGTAGATTCTACTAGTACGCCAATTACATCATCTGCTTCTGCACGGTCTACATGAACTACAGGATAAGGCATTTCTTCTGCAATTTCGTCACGGATGTTGTTAAGAAACCCAAAGAACTTGCCCCAATCAAGTGGTGATTCTTCACGGGATGATTTACGCTTTGCTTTGTACTGAGGATACTTTTCCTTACGCCACGATGTACTATCACAGGCCAATATCATAGGGCCATATTCATCCCTGAATTTGACATTGTACCTCCGAAGGGAGTTTAATATCATATGACGGATAAGGCTTTCTTCAACCTCGTCCGGACGATCTTGTGAAAATATTGCGGCGATCGCAATACCGCTATAATCTACTATTATCATAATGTACTATTCTTATTCTGTTAATCTATACTAGATTATACCACAGTTTAGGCCATTTGTACACCATTAAATTAACCGAAGTTTTTAGGATCTAAATCTTTCAAATGACCTCTGTGAATCTTTCCGCCGAAAAAAGCATTATGATATTCTTCAGGTTTAAGAAGTGCGTGGGTATTCATTTGTTCATAGCATTCCATATAACTCATTACTCCTTTAGATTTACATAGATGGATGATTTCACGATGGAAGTGGTCTAGGCCGTTTTGTTCTACAATCAATTTTACGGTTTCGCTTGACCCACAATACGTTTTCCAATCAGATTCTTTTAAAGATCGACGTTTACGAGTTTTGCCTTTCAAAGGTGGTTTAGTTACTTTAGAAAAGAAGTTCTTTTTTCCAATGTATTTCATGCCTGTAGAAGTATCTGTAACTACGTAGACAAAGCCTACATTATCACCGATCATTTCACTACTAAACTCTTTACCTTTGTAACTCCACATGGAGTTATTTATTCATCCCATTCAGCGTCTTCTGGTTCACCATTAAACTCTTCTGCACACATCGGACAACT